ACTATATCATCTATAGCCCAGTCAGTACCATCAAGCAGTCTTATCGTCTCCATCTGTTCTGGCTTTAGTATTTTCTTGCACCATTCTATATATATCTACAACCATTGACTGCAACTGTGCAACATTACCTTCTAGCTGTTTAAGCTTCTGAGCTTGGGTTATTCGTTTAGCTTTCATTCTCTATTTCTTTTTGCAGATTAGCTAATGCTCTCCAAGCCACTTTGGCTGAATGTCTTACGCCATCTGTATCTATTGTTCCTGCATCGATGAGGTGACGCATTAAAGCATCTAATTCATCTCCAGACTTACTTCTATCCCAAGCCAATGGCTTATCAGGATTATGCTGTTGCTGTCCTGCATAACTGCATTTAGCTACTTCTTTTATAGCATCTGGGAAGTAATTGATTACTCCGGAATAAACAGGTATCTTTTTTCTGTCTTCTTTCTCGTCCATAAACTCATCTAAATAAAATGAAAATGTATCGTTTTTACTCCAATTCATAATATTGTTGCTTCTTTTATACTTAAATATGCCACCTCTTTCTCTACTCTACACCCATTAGCGAACCTAGTAGTAGCTGGATTTCTTCTGTTGATTTCCCAGTCAGGCTCAATCCAAAATAGATTAAATAAGAACACGCCACTTGGAGTGCTACAAATATACATAGGTATGTCAAGGTTATCCTCACAAATTTTAATAATCGCATCAAATTTCTTTTTTTCAATAAGTAGTGTGTCATAATGTTTCTTTCTGCATTTAAGTTCTATACGGTGCCTAACCTTTGGCGAATAACAATCCCATCGACTCATCTGTGTTTTAGCTTTGACAAGGTCGGGATACTTACTGCGTTTAAGAAAGTCGAACAGGTCGGCTTCGTTATTTATAGGTGCCATATAATGTTTTTAACGGCTTGAATATACTGTTCACAAAACAAGAAGAACAATTTGTAGGCTTCTTGTTTTCGTTGAAAACCCTATTGTATATGCTAACCATCTTCAATACCTCGTCAGCATTAAGTCTCTCAACCCCAGTTTCTATAATGTTCTGCATAAACAAAAATTCATCTTCATTAAAGCAGTTAGGCTTCTTATAGTTGAACTTCTTATTCAGGACTTCCTTGCGCTCGTCACAACCGCAATCTTCTCCAGCCAAGAACTTTACAGCCTTCTTTATTCCTGTAGCTGTGGTTATCTTCTCTATGGTATCACCCAGCCCTTTTGGGGCTGAGTCATACTTAGCTTTCCACTGCTTATATGCTTTAGTTCGTTTATCTTTTGGTGCTTCTGGTATACTCATATCTTGTCGTAATCTTGATTAAAAAAGTCTTCTATGTCCTCACCGAACTTTTCTTCAATAATTTTCCTGTAGTTCTTGCAAGAGTTATATATGCTCGTAAGTGAAATCTTTGTATCGCCAGCAATGTCTCTAAGAGATTGAGGAGTGTAATAGTATAACCTGAATAGTTTTTGGTCATACCAATGCCACGTGGAAACCTCCTCATCAATGGCTTTAAATATCGTAAGGTATGCCTCCTCCATATGGTCATTTTCCTCTCTCTCTTCTGGAATTTCCGCAAGAGCCGAAAGGATACTGACGTTTTCAACATCTGAGTAGTCTTTACTGATTTCTGCTTTTTGACCCTTTTTAGCATCATAGAACAGGTTACGTAAAGTGATATATATAAAGTAAGAATTGACCTCACCATCTTTTATTATTTTTTCGGGTTTATCTAAATACTTGTTCAGTCTCAAATACATATCCTGCACAATATCATTCGCTAGGTGTATATCTTTACATATAGACATAGCCATTGAAATCCATTCCTTATGCCTCTTAGTCAGTATCTCCCACATAGTATATAAAGGTTATTCCAAATACAAAAAAAAGAAGCTGGATCATAATATAGTCCCCAACTTCTTCAAAGGCTTCGTCCATCGCTTGATCCTTAAAGTTAACTCCAACGACACAACCGTAAATAGGAAAAAATGATATCCCGAACATAGTTAAATTGTTTGAGCTAATATAGTAATTTTATTTCAATATAATCACTTTCTCCGTAAAATTTTCTTAAATCTCTTACCTCAACGATATTTTGATCCTGCTCGAATATAGTTCCTTCCAAAGCATCTATGAATGCTTTGTTCAGGTTGTCTAGTAAGTCTGGCTTAGTAGCCTTTGGCATACCTACTATTCTGCGTTTAAGAGCCGTGGACTTAGTAAATGCAAAACAATAATGCAGATGCTCCACTATAATTGGAGTACCTGCTCTTATTATTTCAAACCCATCCTCTACTTGGGACATTGCGATGTGGGCTATGTCCTTTTTAAAGTCAAGTATTTTCTTTGGTGTATAAGCAATACCGTTTCTCCCCCTTCTAAAGGATTGGTGCGGTGTTGGTCTTATATCAAAATGAAGTGTCAATTCTGAGTATGTCATCGATTTTATCTATAATTCGTGGAGTGCCTTGCCTATCTACCTCAAAGCTAAACTGCTCAAAGGGGTAGGACCTACTGCGTTTACATATAACGTCAACTATGTCTTCGTTATCTTCCTTAAGTTTAAGTTGTATCTGTGTCTCTGTTTTCTTCTCCAGGAATGAACCTAAGTGTCCTGTAGGTTTATCGCTATTAAAGTTGCTATGGATAACTACCATAATATGAACGTTGTACTCCTCGCTCCATCTCATTATCTCTTGGACTATAGCTGCTGATTCCTTGATGTCGTTAACGTCTAGCACTAGATCAGCAACACCATCGATAATAACAAGACCCGTTTCATCTTGATACTTATCTAAGTACCAATCAATAAACTTTACCCTTTCATTTGCGGGTAATGTCCTCATCGCATAAGGATCATAATCCAAGCCATCATATTTAGATATATCCAGAACTCTGCGGAATACCTTTTGAGCGTGGAATATACCCTGCTCAGTATCGAAATGAACTAGCTTAAGGTCTTCTCTGTGACCTCTTATTGCGCCTGTGCAGTCCGTTTTACCGGACAAGTAGGCTCCTGCAATCATTGATATAAAGAAAGTCTTCTTACTTTTTGGTGGTGCTTGTACAAAGCTGAAGTTTCCATAGGTTCCTATGGGTGTTGGATATGTGTCTTCTTTTGATTTGTATGTACCATAGCTAACAGCTATTGGCGGGTACTCAACCTCTGCGTATGGGTTTACCGATAATTCTGCTCTTAATTGTTCGTATCTTTCGTCTAATGTCATCTCTCTTAAAATTAGTGGTTAAAAAAGGGTGAGGTTTTAAGCCCACCCTTTAAGTAAAACAAAAGAGACAACACTAGAACTCTAAACTAGAGTCAAGGGTTTCGGTTTCAGCCGGAGATAAATCTCTAGCTGTTTTTATATTCCCATCAGTCCAGACAACTTTGCCGTTTCCGATATAGGTTTTATTGGTTTTAGCTTCACGCTCCTCTTTTGATTGAGCGTAGAAGACGGATACATTCTGACCGTATTGAGACAACTCATCACGAGTTGCTACAGTTAGATTAAGGTATTGACCTTTATTTAGTTTACTTTTATCGATTTTCTTTACATCGATTGAGATTTCAGTTAATGCTGCCATATTTATTTATTTACAAGTTTAATTTTCGCTGCATCTGAGATGTTGTATTTCAGTTGCACCTTTTCTATGTTACCTCCATTATCCATATAGTTCTTTACTTTATCGAACTCAGGGGTATTCGGTTTAAGAATAGCTTTCTTTGTATCAACCTTTTGTGGTTGAGCAGTAGCTGTCTTTCCGTGTGTGTTAGTCGCATCTGCATCTTTGGTGTCATCAATTAAGAATAAACCGTTTAACGCATATTTGCGAGCGTATGAAGAAGAAGATCCAAACGACTGGGCAATATCCATTCCCTTTCTGTTTGGGTCAACCCCAGCCTGTGCAGATACAGATACAGTGTCCTTACCATCCGTTATAGAAGCCGTAGCTACTATATGAGGGATTGCGCCTTCACCTACAAAAATATCTGATACAGTCAGAACAATTCCTTGCTCTGCGAGAAGCGGTTTGACAGCCTCTAGGATGTCTTCACAGCTTCGGTAGTTATACTTTCCAAAGTTATTCCTTTGGTTTTTCGGTGCTTTCAGTCTCCCCTGAATAGCAACCAACTTATTTACTAGCGTAGTCATATTGCAAATATATACATTATTTTTGATTTACAAAATAATATTAAGAGTTTATCTCCTCATACTCCTCACACTTAAAAGACAACATACCGACTTTTATATCACTTTCGTGGCACTCCTGTTTGAGGCTTTTAATCAGCGTATTATTTTCTCTGCATTCTAAGTGTAAGCTAGCCACATATATAGCTATCTCATTCAGTGATTGCACGACCTGAGGGTCGTGGTCTTTTAGGGTCTGTGATATTAAGTCAAAATTATTATAAAAGTTTATTTCGTGTATTGCATCCATATCTTTTTGTTTTATGGTGCTAATATATAAAACTTTTTTTAAATACCTAATGTAATATTATTACATACAATTTATTTGTATGTAATAGTATATATAATATATAATATAATAATAATATATAATATAATAATAAAGTATAATATATAATATAATATAGGGCATAATCCCTTTAAAGGGGATTAGCCCCTTTATTTTATACTTCTTTCGTGTATTATTTCAAATGGAAATATGGAATCAGCTTTCATATCATCGTTATCTACATAGATATAATTGTTGTGTATTCCTATACGGGTAAAGCCCGATTCCAGGAGGGCTGCTATTATCCGGTATCTTTTATATGTGTGTTTGCATTGTATTACGGCTGCTCTGCCGATCAAGTGTGATGAATGCTCAAGTTCGTTTATACTGCCTCTGCACCCGTAACAGACAAACCCTTTAAGTATTTTGAACTTTAGCTCAGCTAAATCCCTTGCTTCGTCCAACATCCTTAGAAAATGCCTATCCATATTTTTAAAGCCTGTAGAGTGCTTACTGCACCACTGACAGTCAAATTCTTCGTATTCGAAGTTTTTAAGCTCGTGTATACCCACTGCGTTTAAGAATTAACCTACTGCGTTTAAGAATTAACGCCCTTGTCCTCTATAAGCCTTCTTGTGTCCTCTTTTGCCTGGTGATGCATTTTTAGAATGCACACCTGGTCTTTTTGTTTTTCCTCCTATACTGTAAATACTATCTATCTTCTTCGCCACTCTTCTTTGATTTTTCCCAAGTTCTACCTACGAAATAAGCCCCGTAAACCGTTATAAGCAAGCTCTGGAATATTGGAACGTATTGTTCCTGCACTTTAAATCCTGCTATATTTCCATCCGTAAAAGCCAACAGTGTAAACATAACCGTTAAAAAGACAAGTACAAGAGGGCGTATGTTCTTTGACAAGAACGAGTCCGATTGCATATCGTACTTCCAACGTGATGTAACTTGGTCCTGCGCTTCCTTGTCAGCCTGCTCAAGCAGCTCCTGAAGCTTTCTCTTGGCTTCTAAGCGCTCTTCATCGCTTGTATGGAGGTTATCTATTACTTTACCAATATCTCTCAGTAAACCGCCTGTAAGAGCTTTAAATATCTTTTTCATTAGTACGTCCAAATTACACCAATAGACTTATCAGTATCTATATCAGCGTGTATAAAGCTACTTGCTATTCCAATTCTACTAAATCCAACGTCTAAAAGGCAGTTAATTAAATCAAATCTATCGCTACTTCTCTTGCAGGATATATCTACCGCAAGTCCTTTGAGGTGACTACTATCACTCTTACCGCCAACAGATTCGTTGTGCGCAGGTGTTCTAAATCCACTATTGATTCGTATAGGTTTGTCAAACTTATCCCTCACCTCATCTAGCATTTCTAATAAGTTCTTATCCATTAGCTGACCACTACCTTGTACGTCAGGGCTGTCAAACTCGCTATAATTAAAGTATCTTAACATAAGCCACAATGCATACAGATATCACACATTATTTTTTCTTTTTTAACTCGTACCACTTTTGAACTGTGTAACCAATAGTAACTACTAATAAAAGTATTTTAAGGCTATCTTCTAATATATCCATTGTACTAACTGTAATAGCTGATAAATTAATTATATAAAGTTTAAGTGAGTTCAAGTCCATTTTTTATTTAATAAGGAAGCCCATCTATATGATCTGGACTGCCATTTATCATAGTTACGTGAGCTAAGTGTCTACTATTTACTCTCTCCTCTATTTCGTCTTTGGCTTCTTCCATATGGTCAAAACACCATTCTAACATAATATCTTCAGTTAGTTCTTCGAAAGGAATAAAATCTTCGTCTATTCCATTATATTCGTTTACAACGATATAGTAACTTCTTACTAGGTGGCTATCACCCGTCTGTGCATACACGCAAGTAATGTTGGTCACAAAACCATCTTCTTGCCTTCTTGTCGCATTTGTTATTTGCCAGCCGTCTTTCATATTATGGTCTTGTAGGTCTATCTCCGTTAGGGAAGTCAGCCTGTTGTGGATAATCTCTTAATTCCTCTCTATACACTAAATAAGAAGCGTGATTAGGATGGTCTGTTACAGATACTATCCAATCAGTATCTTTCAACTCTGCATCTCTCCATTGACGTTCTTCATTTTCAATTTCTTTTTGCGTAGGCTCTTGTGTTGCATTATAGGTCTTTATTTCAATAGCACCGCTTGGATGTGTGTATTTTACCTTATCGCCACCTTGTAACTCTTGGCTTGGATTTGTTAAGTTTTCTATTATCATAATTTCTATAATTGATTATCTAAATAATAAGTTGCTTTACCTGCATTTGAATTATAAAATAATTCTGCTAAAGATGTTGTTTTAGTTTTTACTAGTAAACTACTTTCAAACCTTAATTTAGGTAGATTGTATTGTTTAAATTCTGGTGGTGTAAATAACCGAAGAGACATTGTGGTACTACCGTTATAGTGCATTGGTGGTACTGATGTGTCGTTAAAAGTTGTTCCTCCACCACCTACGCAAGTTATTCCTGTTGATGCATTATTATTAGGTTTATTAGAGCTGCTATTCCCGCCTGTTGAGAAAAAGCCTAATAAAACTCGTTGCTCATAATCATCAATTGACGTATTTGAACTATAATCTATTGTATAAGTTTTAGCAGTACCACCATCAATTGTAATTTCTATTTCTTGTGTTGTCGCTGCTGCACCCGCAGGGGTTATTATATTACATAAATAACCACCGCTACCTGTTACGTTAGCTAGTGTAATCTGGGTATTGTTTGATGTTTGCGTTACTATACCGCCATCATATCCCTGAAAAAGCGTATTTGTTCCAAACATAAAATCGTAAGTTCCAATTCCCCAATCAGGTCCATAACCTGTACTTACGAAACCACTAGAAGATAACGAATACCAACTATTACCATAATATCGAAAAGGACTTCCTATTTCATTAGTAAGGGTTAATTTAGGTAATTTGTCAGGGTCTGTTATATCTACTGAACCACCACCTGCTGCTTGTGGGAAAAATGTTGTGTAATTACTCATTGTTTATATTTATTAGTTACCACCGACAACAACCCATCCACGAGTTGCATCGCCATATATTAATTCAAAAGATGCATATTGATTGTCTAAAGTCATATCTGACGCATCAGCCATTATATTACTTCCGTTTCTTGCTAACACGCAAGTTGTTGTACCACTTAAATTTGATACTTTTATGCTATCACCACCACTCGGACTTGCAGGTAATGTTAGCGTTGCACTTGCTGTAAAGATATACAAATTATCTTTTGATGCTGTTGTTGCGCCTGACACGATATTAGGAGTATATGAACCACCTGCATCTGCCCAACTAAAAGTGCCATCGCCATCCGAAGCTAATACTTGCCCTGATGTACCATTACCGCTTACGTTTAATTCATCTGCACCTACTACATTATTTGCTATACTTGCTGTAATAGCTGTTGTACCACTTCCTGTTATATCTCCTGATAGTGTTACCGTTTCGTTGCCTGTCAAGTAGTTTTCATCATTTGTCCATTGACTATTACTACCACTTTTATTTGTTAGTGTGTCAGTTGATGATGCTGTTATATAACTTGCTCCGTTTGTAAGTTGATTGTTGTTTGTAGGAATAACAGTATCGCCCTCTAAAGCAGTTCCCGCCGTCGTTCCTAACACCATACTAACTTTAGCGTTGTTAGCTGTTATATCACTAGCTTGTTGTGTGGTAATGCCTACTTTTGCGTTATTAGCCGTAATGTCTGATGCCTGCTGTGTAGTAATACCAACCTTTGCATTATTTGTACTTATATCACTAGCTTGTTGTGCGCTTATTGTCGTAGTATCTCCTGCTAAAGCTGTTGTTGATGTTGTGCCTAATTGTAATAAGGCAGTATCTCCTTCTAGTGCTGTACCTGCTGTTGTGCCAAGTACCATACTAGTTTTAGCTGTATTAGCTGCTACGCTTGTGTTAGCCGAAACCCTTGCTTCAGTATAGTATAAATTTGTACCCTCACTTAAATCGCTTGTACTCTTACTAGACAAGTCTAAGTTTGAGCCTGTCTGTAAGTTTACTCTAGCATCTGCTCTTGCGTCTGTGTAATACAAGTTAGTAGTGCCTTCAGCAATATCATCTGTATCTAAAACTACTACACCTGTTGCTCCATTTACGCTATCCACAGCACCAGAGCCTGAACCTGCGCCTATATTTGTAAGTATAGCAGATTTATCCCCTGCAGATATTCCTGTAGCAGCAACTAAACCTGCGGTTACATTTGTAGCATCCGTTACATCTGCATTTTGTTCTATTGAGTTTAATTTAGTTTTATCTACACCAGTCATTACCCCTGCAAGATAAATCGTTGCAGCAGGAATAGTTGTGTTTGTTCCTGATGAACTTTCTATCTCTAATGTAGACCCTGCTGGTGTGTTAGATAGGTCTGTGCCTGAAGCACCACCAGATGATGCGATAGTAACAGTACCATCAGCTTCTGTGATTGTAACATTACTACCTGCCGTGAGCGTAAGGCTTTCTGATGTTTCTAAAGTGTTGCCACCTGCTGTAATTGGTCTACGTGTTACTTTAGCATTGTTAGCAACTATATCATCAGCCTGTGTAGTGGTTATACCTGTCTTTGCTGTGTTGGCAGCTACTGCACTATTTGCGCTTACTCTAGCATCTGTATAGTAAAGATTAGAACTGCCTTCAGATAAGTCATCTGTGTTACTGCTATCCTCATCTAATAGCTTGTGCCAAGAACCGCTATGTGCGAAGTACGCTTTACCTGTTGCGTGAACGTGTGCGAACATACCGTGATATGTAGATGCACTTGGTAAATCTCCTTCTGTGCTAAATACATTAGCAAAGTAAATCTTTCCTGTGGTAGTTATATCGTAGCTACTCATATCTAAATTACCACCTGTAACTGCGTTTACTGCTCTTACAGTTGTAAAGTATTGATTAGTACTACCTTCTCCAATATCATCTGTGTCAAGAACAACTGCGCCTGTTTGTGTGTTTACAGAAGATACAGCACCACTAGGCAAATTAGTAAGACCTGAACCATCACCTGTAAAAGATGTAGCTGATACATTACCTGCGTTATCTAAATAAACGCCAGATCCATTACCATTGCCATCAGTAAGTTCTTTAGCGGTCCCACTGAGTTCAGCATTGTCGCTTGTCTTTATTATACCTTTGTAGGTATCTTTTATTTTATTGCCTGTTAAACTTGCCATAATTATTTATTTCTGTATTTATCATAACATATTGCTAACGCCTTTTGTTTTTCGTATTCTCCGCTAATTTGAATAACACATCTTTGGATGAACTCCCTTTGCTTTTCTCCTGATTTTGGATTTGGTATTGGCATCTACTTAAAAACTGTTTTAACTTATTTATGTTTTGTTCTTTTGGTTTATATCTCATAATACCCATCCATTGAAGTTATCAGACTTGTCAGGATACATTCCATCTTGACTAGAGTCATTATATTCAGGATAGCTACTGCTATTGTCTATTATATAATCTAAAAATCTTCTAGTATAAAACTGAGCCTTACTCTTTGAGTTCTCAACTAGATAATGTATCTCTTCCATCGAAGGAGTCTCTGAGGACTCACTTCGATGTTTATAAACACCTCCGTTACTTACTTGGTAGGATGCAAACATATAATAGTCTGACTGAGCAAACCATATAAGCATCGGTGTTATATAGTCGTTTAGGAGTGTTTTGTAGGCTGCATTCGCAGCATCGTCTATAGTGCCACCAGTAATCAAAGTAGATATTTTATCATACAGACTTGTTCCTAAATAATTCTGAATATGAATATCTTGGCTTACTTCGATGAACTGAATAAACTTATCAGCATCTACAGACCCTCCCACAAGGGATTTTCTCCTTAGGTCGTTAGTCGTTATGAACAGTGCTTTCGCCATCTTCTTTCTTTTTAAATAGTGACTTTACTCGATCCATTGCAGACAGTTTTTCTCCCGTCTCCTCTTCACGTTTAATCTTAGTTTCAATGTTGTCTAACTGAGTGAACTCAATAGGCTGTAGAGTAACAAAGTATAGGTTTAAGTCAATTTGGTTAAACTCCAACATAGTCTTCAAACACTCTATAATCTTTTCTTGGAATGGGCGTATCACAATGTTATCCATAAGGACAGAAGCTGTTCTAAGCTCCTCCGCATTGTTACCAAACCCTGTATTGTCTTTTATCCCAAGAAGTATCGGAGAAACAACTCTGTGACCGAGCATAATTTTCTCACGAGCCTCATCAGCAAGGAACTGATACTGTGCGTGTGCATCTGGGAGGTGTATAGGCTCTATGTCAGCTTGACGGTCTGGGTCTTCATTGAACGCTAAAATGAACTTACCTGAGTTAGATGTCCCTCCGAATTTATCTTGGATTTTGCTTTCAATTAGTTGCTGGGCCTCTTCATCAGGAACTCCATTGTTGAAGTTGATTAAGAGTGATGGCTGTAAGCCATTAAGAATATTGTTTATGTGGTAGTTAGACACCTCTTCTTCCAGCGAACAGTACTGTAAGCATCCGTGATAGTCTACAGGAGCATAGTAATAAAAACCTGGTCTATACGGTTTAATGATGTAAAGCTCTCTAAGTTCATTATCTTTTCCGTTTCCAAATGTAGGTATTCTTTTAGGACTGTCGGACGGCTTATATTCACTCCACTTAGGGTGATAGTAATATGCTCTTATCTTTCCTTCGTCTGCTTTCTCTGCTCTTAGCGTTTCCATAGGGAAATGCGTAAGAGAAGTAATTCTAGTCTTACTCTTATTGTAAACAACCTGAACAGCACCTTGGCCAAGTAATTTATAATCATTTACTATCTTTTTTACCTCTTCATCTTTCAGTATCATTTTGAAACGAGCAAACATCTCAGGTTTTTCTTCGCTGTCTGTTGCACTCAATCCTCTCCCGTAGATCATATCTACAATACCATTAATACAACAAGAGTTTGTTGGGCTGCTTAGATAATTGTCAATCAGGTTTCCAAAGTAATCGTTATCCTGTCCGTAGGTAACCCAATCATTTCTGTAGTCCTCCTTAATTTCAGGAATAGTATAACCCTGTAGGTTTACTACTCTAATTGTTCCTGTCGGTTTATTCTTTCTAGGCATATTATATTGTTATGTATTTTTCTCCAGTAGGAGCAGCACTATGCTCTGTATATTTACCCGTGTTTAGTGTATGTTTTTGCGTTCTGTCGGTTTGCGCCGTAACATAAACTTTATCCCTAAACAACAGTGTAGAGCCTTGTTTAAGCCCCATAAAATAAATACTACCTTCAGAAAGTATTGAAAAGGTGCAAGGGATACTTATATAGTTACCATCAATGGTTGAGGTAAGGCCCGTCAAGGTTTCCGTTTCGCCAGTTCCATCTCTTTTAATAACTAAAGTAAGATCACTAGCCTCGACATAAGTTCTTGGTATAATCTTAATTATTTGCTCTTCAGTAGATGGAAGTAATACTTTCATATATATATAACTTAAAGGAGCATTATTTGTTTACAAAAAAGCCCCACCGTAAAGGTGAGGCCTATTGCGTTTAAGAACCTACTATGTTTAAGAATTAGTTCCTTCTACTATAGTCGCATTTGTAGCAGTTCCAGCATATGGGTCTCCAGCAGTTGGTCCGTCTAAGAAGTTAGCAGGAGCAGTTTCCTGTGCGGTAAAAGTAAGTGTGTATCCGCTAAGGTCTCCCATAGCAGCACCAGTTACGATTGTACCACCAGATACGTCAGCACCGTGTTCTAAACCTACCATCATTACATTACCGTTGTAATCTTCAACGGCAATATGAGGTCGACCAGCAGCTAAAATTTTAATTTCTTTGTGGTCTTCTTTGCTTAATTTGTGTAGGGTTAGGTTAAGTGTTTGCTCATAAAAAGAAGTTCCATTCTCACGAGAAGCATTGATGCTTTGCTCAAGAGAAGAGTTTCCTTTTACGTCATATTTATAGGCATCAAAAGTTCCTGAAAGAGTAGCAATTTCGTAATCTCCATTAGGAGCGTCTGTATAAGATACAGTTCCGAGATCACCAAAATCAGTAAAATAAACAGCTTTTATACCGCCTACTACGTCTTTACAAGGTTCTTTTCTACCTCTAGTTAAATCACAAGCCATAATTATTTAAGTATTAAAAAAGGGCAGGTAGGCTCTAAGGCTTACCTACCCTTTTAGATTAATGTTTCAGTTTATTAAGAATAAAGAACGATATCAGCACCGATTCCGAACTGTACACCTGCAGTATAGCGCATAACTACACGAACATTTTGTGAACCATCGATATCAGCCATATCAATCAACTTAACTTCGTTTCTGTCATCTAATAGACCTGTTCCGAAGAATAAGTTAGATTTCTGAGCTGCAACAGCAGTGTTGTCAGCAAGTCCTTTAGCTACAACTACATTGATACCTTCGAAAGAAAGCTGACCGCCGTTGTACCACTGAGAACCTTTATTATCTGTACCTGCGCCACCGATAGTAGCAACGAATCCACCAAGGGAACGAACGTAAGCTCTTGCGATGTTAGAAGATACATATAAAGTTAAGTCTTCTTTTCCGTAGACAGAAGTTGGGATAGCGTCAACTACAGCCCCTAATTGTGCAACTACGTTAGATGAATCAACAGCTACAGCGGTAACATCTATAACACTTGCATCAGCAGCAAGTAGAGTTTCAAAGCCGTCAAAAGACCCTTCTCCAGCAGAACCACTCCAGATAGAAGTTTCAGTTGCTTTAGCAACTTCAGCAGCTACTTGTCCGATTACAAAATCAGAGAATAGTGGGGGTAGGCTGTCAAAAGCAGAATAACCCATCTGAGCAGCTTCCCAGTCAGAGTGTAATTCTTTTTTACAGATTTGTAGGTTTACTTGTAACTCAGCAGGAGTAAGTACTTTCTCCGTTAGAGTCATTGCAGATGTGCTTGCGTCAAAATCGCAGTCCGCAGAGCGAACTAGATCAGTAAAAGCACCTACTTTCATAGCTGCCTTATACTTTACGTTAGGCAGAATAGTAATAGTACCTTGGTCTAAGGTATCAGCAGATAAAAGTGCAGCAGCTAAATACTTGCCAGCAAATTCGCCTGCGTATGAACTAGTAATAGTTGGATTTGGCATTTTATTTTATTTTAATTGTTTGTTATTTTTGACATTACTCTGTCAAGGGTTGATTTACTTCTATTTTGTGCAAATAGGTGTGTTGGTTTCTTAGACACCTCTGCTTCTGGACTGTGAGATAACGGCTCCACGGCAGGCTCTTGACTTGATAGTTCAGTTGGAACTTCCAGTTCTTCCTCCTTTTGTGCAGTAAGTTCTTCAATCATACCTTTTACTTCAGCTATAGCTTTAGCAAGGTCTTCTTTAGTAACATACATATCCGTTTTATCTTCTTCTTCCACTTCTTCTTCGACTTCTTCAGTTTCTTCTAGCTCTTCAGTCATTTCAACTTCTTCAGTTTCTTTAACTTCCTCAGCAGCGTCAACTTTGATGTCTTTAGCTTCCTCAGACAATTCCACTTGGTCTTCAACTACAGGAGCTTGCTCTTCAGCATTCTCTTCTTTAGTTTCGGTACTAAGTAAAACGTTCTTGAATCGCTCTACAATTTCGTTAGCTTTCATATACGAATTAATAAGGTTAAACAATAATTAACTAATTATTTAACTTAATAATTATATGTTTGTTGTATTTTCAGGAAAGGTCCCAATTATTATCTTCAGCTTCCCAGTTTCTGTTTATATTCTCCCAAAAGTTAGAAGTATCTTCTACCAAACTTATAGACCCTATACCTTGAGCAAGAAGCGATCCGTCACAGCATTTTCTACTATATGTCCTTCCGTCTGGACATAAACAACCTCTACGCCCTCCTACAGGGCTAGAGTTTGATGCCGTTACATACCTTCTTCTTCTCATTTGCTTGATTTAGGGTGTTTCTTTGGTAATAAATCGTAGTCTGTAGTGTATTTTGCATTTTCAGGACGACCATTCTTGACTAAGTACATAAATGCATTCACTCTTGCGTGCGCCCATTGAGATGCTGATTTAACATTTGGAGAATGGGAAGTATTGAACGCCCCTAAACCTCTCTGAAACACAGAAGATAACACTCCTACAGTCACTCCGTAGCCTAGTTTCTCTTTGTATTTCTCGTTAAACTCGTCTGCTTTCTTTTGTAGGGATGCACGGTCTTTTTGGGAGACCTTAGCACCCGTCTTTCCGGATGCATCACCTTTTGCGGACCCCTCACCCTTTGGTCTAGGGTTCGGAGTGTCCGATTTGGGAGCTTTAGGAGAGCTTTTTATGCCACCTTTTGGTCCTACCTCTGCTAGATTGTGCTTTTCACAGGGCATATACCAGGTTTTGCCCTCAAATTCGTGCGTGTGATGTCCTTCGCATCCAATGTCTTCAGCAGCTTTCTCTGCAAGTTCTTTCGTTGCGTATGCAAGCCTGTCATCTATTACAGCAGTATTCTCGTCAATAACCATAGAAGATAGTTTACCCCTTCTAAACACTCCCATCTTACGTATAGCCCAATTTATACCTTCAGTACCTCCCCAGCCTAGCCAAGCAACATATCCCTTATCTTTCCAAGGCGTTCCCCTTAAGTCTGGGTCTATAGTAGCATTTCTACGGTGTCTGTTGAATGAAGCCATCCTAGCAATTGTTGAACGGCTGATTTTTTGGCCATTAGCGAGCTGATTGGCTCTTCGCCAGCCCACCCTAGTCATTCCCTTAACCTCATCACGACCATAACGTAAACGCCAATTAAGGACTTTCTGCGCATTTTCTCTTGCTGCCTTAGGATAATCATCATAAGTACGTAATTCAACGTCTAAAGCCTCTGTAAGCTCTTCTATGAGTGATAATGCCTCTAGTTCTTCATCTCCATACTCAGGAAGTTGCTCTTGCGGACGCTCCATAGCGTCAGCAAAGTGTCCTTCTATACTGAAGCCTTTTACTTTGCCTGTTTTAACGTAATCTGACCATACTGAGTCGTCATATACCTTCATAGACACCATCCAAGTGCCATTAGGCAAGTCAAAGCCGTATTTTCTTGACTTATCTTGATTTGTGTCGTCTATAATCCAAGATTCTACTACAGATAAGCCATCTAAGTCTCCATCGTGTTCTAAGGTAGCGTTATTTTGATATCCTTTAGTCAGGAAAAGCTCTGAGGCTTTTCTGACGGTATCTTCAGAGAAATAAATATAGTATTCATCATCTCCGTTTCTTCGGTATATCTTTTTATTAGGAATTAGAGCAGGACCCATAAGAATCTTTTTCTCTTGATCTACTTCTGCTAACTTTACCTCTTGCGAACTAAGCATAATGAAGTCCTCTTGTATTGCAGGGTCGTCTACGATTGAAATAGCGTCTATTCCGCTGATTTCATTTTCCTCGTCAATTATAAGCTCGATTACTTTTATTTCTTCCATATATAAATAACTTATTAAGTTGCTTTTTGTTCTTATCCGAATGATGCGGTGTTAGTTATATTCCTATCAAGCTCTTGTTGTGTTGATATATCTTTTCCGACAACAAACGCTTTTATTGGCTTGGCTTGTTGACCAGCAACAGTTTCTGCTAATTGAGAAGTCTGTGAAGCACCTACTACGTTGAAGTCTGGAGCTTCTATACTTGCGCCACTACCCGCTCCTGACGCTCCCCCTCCTGCGCTTATTCCTGATGGTACGAATTGCTGCCTGGCTATAGCTGCAACTTGAGCCAATCCTGCTGCTATAACGGCTGCCATAGCTACTGTTTTAGTAACAAGACCACCTTTCTCTCTAGCTAATACATCTGAAGCGGCTAAAAACGTGTTTACAAGTGCCGAGGCTATACTCGCAGCTTTATTTAATTTAAATTGCTTTTCAGCCAACTCATCTCTTTTTTTAGCTAAAGCTTCTTCATTTGACTGTATTTGTTTGTTTATATTTTCTCTTTCTTTAGCGGATAAACCCTCATTTCTCAACTGCTCCTTTAATTGATTATTCATAAGGACAGTTTTTCTCTCCTCCCTAGTTACCTCAGCTTCTAACAATTGATCACCTATACCAACAACCTTATCCATACCCTGCATAAAAGCCTCTAACTTAGCTTTTAATATGTCTTCATCAGTTTTTTTGTTTAGTTCAGCAATTTGATCTAAATACAATGCATATAAGTCTGCTTTTCTAGCAAGAAATTCTTCTTCACTTATAATATCTTCGTCTCGTAAAGATTTTTCCTTAGCTACTCTTTTATTCATAGATACAAGAAGTAGATTGGATTTTTGACTGTTTAACTCTTTTAGCCTTTTGGTTTCAGTTCTAGCACTAGCAACATATAGGGCGTCTTGTTGTTTTGTGAAATATATATTGAAATCATCTATTATTTTTCTTTCTTTTCCGTCTTTCTTTAAACCCGCAAATACGTTTAAAGATCTACCGCTTAATTTCTCTAATAAAGAAGATATTTCTCCATTAACAACTTCTAGATCACCCCCTATACGTTTTATCTCGTCTAATCCTACATACTGAGCAAATCCCTCTAATTTATCTAATTGTAAAAAATCAGATATACTTGGAAAACGCGTTATTGCTGCGCCCGCTGCGTCTATTGAATTTAAGAATCTATCATATTGACCTTCCGTTTGTTTGCTTAGTTCAAATTCTAACTTTAATTTATTTGTGTTTAGCTCTGTTAACCTGTCAACTATAGCTCTAACCTCAGCCTGTTCTTTTAGTTTATTTATATTATCATCTAATAATCTATTTGATTCTGACGTTAGTTGATTGTTTTCATTCAACCCTACATTCAATCCTCCCGTTTCTTTTGCAACCTCCTTCAGAACGCGACTTTTTTCTTTTGCCGATATACTAGCATCATTAAGCACACTTTTATAAGTCATTAATTTGGCTGTTGACTCCCCAAATTTATTGCTAAATGAGCCAATTGCATCGGTAACTTTTTTTGTGCCACCAGCAAAGTGATCTAATGCCGCTAATGCTGCTTGAAATACTAATATAATACCTAGTGGCCCCATTATTTGCATACTCAACAGCTTCATAGCGTTCTTTAATCCACCTGTAGTCGAAATAAGTGTTACGAATAAAGTAGATAACTGTGACAAGTTGTTAGCAACACCTCTAATACCATAAGGTAAATCCGATATAGTTCTACCAACCTCTGTAAGTGTGGCCCCAGCAAGACCAGCCTTAGACATCAAGTCTAGGTTTTTCTTCCCTAACTCATCGGTTGCTGACCCAGCTTGATTAGAAGCAGCTTTAACTCTATTTACAGCAGTCTCTAGCTTAATAAAACCTTTTGTTAAACCATCCACTCTAGCCTTAACTTGACCGTCAATAATTTT